TGTTTTGCGATGTAATGGCGCGGGTGTTCTGGTCGTTGACCTTGACCTCTGCCATTGTCTCGGTGTTGTGGGCTTTGGCGGTCTGGCGCATGAGTTCGCGGCTTGTTTCGCCTTGCTGTTTCATGCCCTCAATTTCCTTGCGCTGCGCCAAATCCAGTTCATACTGGCGCAAAGCCTGTTGCATCTGCTCGTTCTGAGCTTGCAAGTTCTTGATCGCCATTTGGATTTGTGGCGGCACATCGGATTTCTCGTCAATCTGCGCCAGCGGGTTCAAGGTTGCCAGACGGTCAGCAATGATGTCGGCGTTCGGGAAATCCATGTTTCTGAACCACAAGTCGCCAATCTGCCCCATCAGGTTGGGGTCAGCCGCCAAGATGGGCGTCATGGCCTCAACCGCCGCTTGACGCTTGCTGTTGTAGCCAGGGCCAGTGTCCATGACCACATCGTAAAGACCCACGGCAAGGTTATTGCGGATAACCTGCTGGACAGGATCAAACTCGTTGACCGTCACCAAATCAGGCTGACCATCCTCACCTATGATGCGCAAAACTCGCTGTGTGTCGTAAATCTTGGGTGTCAAATCCAAAATGATCCGAGCCACTTGGCACTGGGATTTTGTAAGGTTGTCGTAAAAATCGAAGTTTGACAGGTCAACCTGCTGTTGCTGACCATTGAGCGCTTTGCCCGAGATGTTGCCCTGCTTCAATTGAGCAGGGTCAAAAATGCCCATTAACGTCTTGATGTCGTTATCAATCATCCCTGTCGCAGCCATGATGCCATCTGGCGGCGGCTCGGGTTGCAGACGAGTTGGGGTAGGCGCTGCGCGGCCTTCAATGTCGGTTTGCTTGTAACGCAGGACAGGGAACGAGCGGATGTTTGCCTGTGCCCATTCGCTTTCGTGCCCCTCGTCTTGACCTTCTGCCAACAGCCATTTGGCCTTGGGAGCCAGAGCAATCGATTCGGTTGTGGATGTTTGCCAGAAGTTATACATCCGCTGGGCGTCTTTGGCGTGGCGCACCATGCCGAACTTCTTGCGCTTGTCACCAATCACGCAGTGGCGACCATAAACAGGCACGATGGGCAGGTATTTGCCAGCCCAATCGCCCTCTTCCAAAATCTCGCAGGCTGTCAGTTTGCACCATTTAATGCGCTTTCTGACGCTCATGCGCTCGTCAATCGGGTAAACGCCAGCAACAGTCAGCATTTGCTCTTGTTTTGCAAAGTCATCCTCAAAAATGGATGAACCATCGCTCAAAAGGAACAATTTGGCGCGTTCGCGGATGGTGTAGAAGTATTCGGCAAGACGAATATCCTCTTTGTTGATCCATTCGCTTTGGCTGTCGCCTGTGCCGCGCTGGGTGAAATTCTCAGTCTCAGCGCCTGGATACATCTTCTTGAACGCCTTTTTGCTCATCATTGTGGTGATAAGGCAAACCTCAGCATCCGAGCCATCAGGCAAAACAGAATTCGGGTCAAAGTAGACCGTAAACGGGTTATCCACAGGGTCGATGTAGATTTCTTGGTCAAACGAATCCTCACTCAGATAGTCGGTGCGGATGCGAATGAAACCCCAACCCATACGCACAGCGTAATCTGCGGCTGTGTCGTAAGCGTTGTCGGCGTTGGAATTGGCTTCGATATGGCGAATGATGCCCTGCAAGACCTCAGCAATCTTTTCGTCTGATTGGTCGTTCATGCCGTGGACACGGGGATGCGGGCGTTGCTGGCGAATCTGGTTGACCACTTGGCGGCAATAACCGTCCAGCTTGTTGATGGTCAGCACAGGACGGGATTCAAGGGATCGGCTGTTTTGCAGTTCAATGGGCCATTGATCCCCGTTGACGAACTTCAAATCTCCCAACGCCTCTTGGCGGTTCATGGTGTCGGCATCATTAGCCCACTCCAAAAACTTGATGGCCTCGTCAATCCGAGGGTCGTAATCGGTTTGGTTAGTTTCTGCCATTTAACCCATCCATGCGTTTGAACCGCCGTAATACTGCGGCTGTGGTTTTTGACGTTGCCTGCCGCGAGGCTCGTTCACCATTAACCCAATGTAGCGGAAAGCGTCTGCGCCATGTGAATAATGGTCATGCAGCGGATTCTTGCTGAATTGGTTGGTTTCAGGGTCAACCTCATAGCGGTAATGTCTGAGGCATTGTAGCCCTTGCTCACAATTATTTCTATCGAAATAGCACGCCCTGAAAATTGTTCGGGCAGCGTTGATTGAGTCGGTCACGGGCACACGGTCAAGAATTCTGGTCTTGTAGCCTGCCGCCCTGACAATTTCCTCAATGCTTCGTCCATTAGATGCCAGCGTTTTATGCTCGGCGTCATGGGGCAGCCACAGCGTGTCGTAGATATACCCGAACGTCTGCATCTTTGCCAAGATTTCGCTCATGGTGGTTTGGTTGACCTCGTAGTAACGGATCAGGCGGGTTTCCATCCCAATAAACTGCACAAACCAGATGGCGGTCATGTCAGACCAACCCAAGTCAAACACCGCATGGACGGGCTTAACAGGGTCGTAGGGCACGTTCATGATGCGCCCCTCAAGTTCAGCCATCTGCATTTCGCGGGCAAAGATCGCCCCATCAACCGTCTGACGGCAAATGCCTTCCCAAACGGTGTTGTATGACTCAATATCGCGGGCTTTGAGGGTGTCTTTCTCATCCCGCAGGGTGTCAGGAAACCACGGGTTGTCCGACCAGTTGATTTTCTGCACCACGGCATTGTGCGGCGGGTTCAGCACAAACCGCTTGTAAGTCTCGTCTGTGGCTAGGTGCGGGTTGAAAGTGACCCAAATCTCTGAGCCTTCCTTGCGGATGGTTGGAACCAGCACATCCCAAGACAAACGGCTGACCGTCTGCGCTTCCTCAACCCAACAAATATCCACGCCTTCCGAGCTTTTGACGTTGGCGACATTGTTCTTGAGGCCAATGAAGTTGAATTCCGAGCCGTTCAAGCCCCGAATCTGGTTTTGTGTGATTTCGTAGAAGCTGGTCAGCCCAAGGTCAATGATCTGGTCGCACAGCAACTTGTGGACGGAATCTTTCATGGACGATTGGAATTCACGGGCGCATAGGATACGCAGCGGGTTTTGTGCGGCTTTGATTAGCAACGCCCTTGCCACACCCCATGACTTTGCCCCGCCTCGCCCACCATACAGAATGCGATACCGAATTGATTTCGGCTCAAACAGGCATTGCAGTTTTAGCGGAAACTGAGCCTTGGTTATGGCGTCTTGAACTTCAGTGGTCATTGTTGGTGGCTCCCATAGGGCAGGGTCGGGCGCAATTGAACAAACTCCCACGGGGCCAATCCGTTTCCACCAACACGGCTGGGGATTGTCGAGCGGCGTACTTTGGATGCGTCCATCCGCAATTTACTTACCATTTGCCAATCCCCATGCGTGTTGGGGCTGGCGCAGGGAGCTTCCGAGCGTGGAAGGAGTCCAGTTAATGCTCGGATTACTATGCGCCAGCTTCATCTGGTTTAACAAAAGTCACTTGGATGCCTGTCACCAACGGTGCGCCGTCTTTCCCCGTAATCTCTTGTTCCGTCTTGTCTCTCCATCCTAAAACGTTTTTTGCCGTAAAGATGCTGAAATTGGCTTGATACATCCCGCCAATTGCGCCCTCTACTAACAAAGCCTCTTGAAAATCCTTTGCCCTTTTATAGGCGTAAGCAAATTCAGGATACCTTAGTTCGCCTTCTGGTGTTTTTAGGGTTGCCCAATCATGCAATGTTTCTCTTGTCACACCTATTTTTGTGGCAAATCTTGCTAGTGTTGGGAATGGGTTTAAAATCTTTTCAGTCTTTTCGTTGCCGTCTTTGTCATAGGTTGTCTTGACGCTATAAACCGATGTATCAAAAAACTCAATGAGTTGATCCACATATTCGTCTTTGTACGATGTGGGTCTACCTACTGGGCGTTTTTCAACTATTTCAGTCATTTGATGGGTTTGGCGTTTCGTTCAAGAATGGTCAGATGATTAGGATCAAACACAACATAATTTTTAATGCCTTCTCGTCCTGCTCGTCTTGTAGATTCATCAATATATTTGACGCCAGGAATCCCCGCTTCTTGAAGGATTTTTCTGCCTTCATCTGTTTTGCCGACTTTCCCAATCAAATCCCCACCCAAATCATTCATGTCCATACCTAACTTTTTGGCTAGGTTTCGCACTGGATAAGGCTGATTTTTCAGCGGCGCATCCCAATCCAGCATCCTACGAACGTGGGTATCAGGAAGGTCAACCTTATATAAAGCGCCTTGGGTTTGGTTTTGATACAGTTTTTTGCCATGCTCAAGAGCCTGAATTGCCGCCTGAAGGTCTTTTCCTGCGTAACCCATTTCGCCAAGATTTGCGGCAACTTCCTCTGGTGTTTTTTGAGCCAACAAATCTTCGTAAACCTGCATTGATGCGTAATCGCCAGACTTTTGAGCTTGGTTGTATTTACTCATCAACTTGTTTTCATAATTCAAATCTCTTGGCGTGTACTGTTTACCGACTTCCATTTCGCCAGAGGTGTATAACCCCTTGCTATATGCTTGAGCGCCTTCACCAGTTCCAATTTTCCCAAGGTCAAAACGCTCAAAAATATGAGGCGATCCATGCCAAACAGTAATCCCAGCAGGGTTGTAAGCCTCCGCTAACTGTGCAGCCATTACCTTGTCTTGCGGGGTGATAAATTCACCCGTCTGCATGGATTCATTTGTGGCTTGCGCCATTCTTTCGTTCCATGCCCTTGCCCGATCATTGGCGTAGCCAAGCATTTGCTGGGCGCTTGTCAATGGGTTACTCACCACATCTGTAAGGCGGCGCTTGAAGCTGTCCGCTGCGCTGTAAATGTCGGCTAGGGTTGGCATAGAAAATCCTCAGGTTTCCCCGATTTTATTTCTTTTTGGCTTTTGCGGCCTCTGCTTTGCCGCCCTTTTTGCCAATTGCCTCGCGCTGAACAGCATAACCAATCGCTACCGCCTGCTTGATCGGCTTGCCCGCTTCAATCTCTTTTTTGATGTTCTTTTGTCGGGTTTTGTCTGAGGTTCCTTTAGACAGCGGCATTGGCATACTCCTTTTGAATGTCAGCAATGTTGTATTCGTAGTCTTTCACAATTTCTTGGAAAGCGCAAATCAGGCCAGCATCGCCTTTGTTCTTTCTCAACCATGCCAACTGCTGTTTGGCGGCTTTGTGAAACCAGACCATTTTGTAAAGGTTGCGCACCTGCATCAGCAGTTCCAGTTCTTGAGACTTGCCTTGGCGCGCTCTGCTGGCCCTTTGGCGTTCTTGACCACTCCCTCCATGCGGGCACAAAAACTAGCTTTTCTGGCCTTGTCTTTGTCCGTCTTGGGGTTTGGCGCTGGCGGCTTTAGGTTGGCGTTGTTCTTTTTGTTGTATTCAGCCCTGCCCTTGGCAGTCATCCCCGCGCCCTTGTCTGTCGGGTTGTAGGTCTTGTCCTTGCCCGTGGTCTTGTGCGGAATTGGCTTGTCGTGTTTTTTCACATCAATGAACCTTGTTGATTGAGGGTTTATCAACTACCTCACCTGTCAGAATGTCGTAATCAACAAAGTAATCATCCCAAACAACATCCTCACGAATCAAAGTGTAAAACTTAATGATTCCACCCAAGAATTTATGTTCTTTCAAAATCTTTGTTTTCTTGCCATATCTAACACGATACACAGGATTGCAACGATCTAAAAGGTTTATTTGCCCAACTTGAGATGCAATGATTGTTTCTTCAATCATACTTCCTCCACAAAGCAAACGTCCTGCCAACTCATCTTGAGATGGCGCTCGCCGTTGATTTCAATCGGCTCAAATTTCAGGTATTCGTTGGTTACATCAGCCGCCACAGTGCCGAAATGCACCTTGTCACCCACGTTTAAGCCCTGTCTCTGCGCCTCTTCGCTCACCGCAGCCACAAAACCCACCGTGTCTGGCCCTTGAACCTTACTCAAATCCAACAAAGCCGACTGGAAACGCTGTTCTGGCTTAACAATGATCTTGTCATGCAAGGGTTTAAGCATTCTGCACCTCTTTTTTGGGACGTCCACGGCGCTTGACCTCTACGGTTGCCGTGTTTTCAGGCAAGACCATCGTGATTCTGTCAGTTTGAGGCGGGTCAATCACTGGTAGCGCCAGCATCTTTGCGACAAATTCCCCGCACCACTCGTTTTCTGACTTGTGCTGGTATTCAGGAAAACGCCTGCAAAGCCCCAAAACATTGCCGTTTTGCGAGTAAAAGCGACAAGACTTACAATTTACATCAGCCATACAAACCCCTTTTTTGTGTGGTTAGAAGCCCCTTGGCGATTGTCTCCCGCCTTGGGGCTTCGCCTTTTCAGCTTAGAAATCTCAACTTGTACAAAGTGGAATTGACCTGATCGGCAATTTCGTCCACCAAATTCATCAGTTCTGTGTCCTTGGGCAAATGCTCGCGGCTTTGCTCAATGAAATCCTTGATGGAATTCAAATAGTCCACAGGCTCTTCAGACAGATGGAAATCTTCAGGGAAGGTCTTTAGCTGACCGTATTTCCCCATAAAAGCCTCTGCGTATTCGTCCACCAACTCAATGATGGCATCGTAATACTCGCCCAAGGCTTGATGCTTGGCGTAAGAATCGGTTGCCCAGTGCATGAAATGCGTCACCGTTGAGCTATGCAACAGGACGGACACAAAGGCGGCAACTTCTTTTTCCATGCTTAAATCATACCATTTCTGGCACTGGAACACCATCAGGCCATGCGCCCTGCGCAATAAGGGTTTGCACTGTGCGTCTGTGCGCCCGCTCCCACAGCTTTTGCCGTTCCTCGCGGCTTAAATCTTTTCCTTGGTCAACCGCATAATGGCATTTCAGGCACAAAGCCGCCACCATGTTGTCATCAGCCTTGATCCCACGACCCTTGCCATGTCCCCAGTTTGTGTGAGCAGCTTGCACCATGTAGGGCGATTCGCAGTTTTGGCAGTCTAGGCCAGCCACAGCTTTAAGAAGCGCCTTGCTTCTGACGTATTGATGTTTGGGGATCATAAAAGGCTGACCTGCTCGGCTTTTGGTTGTTCAACAAACATATCCACCTGCTTACTGGCCTGTTCTATACGCTTGCAAGCAATGTCAAAGTATTTTGGTTCTCGCTCAATTCCTATGAATTTGCGCCCCATTTGAATCGCCGCCACGCCTGTTGTGCCGCTCCCCATGAATGGGTCAAGAATTGTGTTTGCAGGGCTTAAACATTGTTCAATGCACCACGCCATCAAAGCCAAAGGTTTTTGAGTTGGGTGGCCATTTCTTTCTTCTTTGCCTTGTCTAAGCATTCCATTCCACATCCATTCAAACTTGCGAACGGGTTTGCTCATGTTTGTCCACGCTAACTCACAATCTGCAAAGTTTCCGTTTACTTTTTTATCCCAAACTAACCAACATTGACTAGCTGGTAACCCGTAATAATTTCCACCCCAAAAAATAATGTCATCACCTTTTTGGATTATTAAATTGGCAAGTTCTAAGCTCATGGGGGCATCATCCCAACCAGAAGCAATGTAATCGCCCTTTTTGGCCAACATTCCACCGCTTTGACCACCACTAGAAGCCGCCATTGCTCGATCTATGCCGATCCCATAAGGCGGGTCAGTAATCACCGCATCAACCTTGTCCAGCGTTGGCAGGATTTCCATGCAATCCCCAAGGTACAGCGTTGCGCCAGCTATTTCTACTTTCATTTGCTTGGCCTCGCTTTTGTGTACACATGAAAAACCTTTGGCAACAGGCTGACCTCTTTTGCCGACAACCCCGCAATCGTGCCATAGCCCCTGTTGTCCATTCTGGCCTCTTCCAACCGCTTGGCAACTGACTGACCGCGCTGGTTGTCAAGGTTTTGCACCCCCCATTTGATTCGCCCGTTTACTGGACACACCCAGTTTTTCCAATCAAATGCGTTGCTCATTCTTGCCCCCTTGCTCGGATGGCTTTTGCGAGTGCGTTAAGCAAATAACGCCCTTCTTTACCGCAAATTATTTCCCAATCTTCTAAATCATTAGAAACCTCAGCCAACTTTGCACACGCCTCACGCTCTTTGGCTGCTACCAGTTTGGTAAAGGCTTCAAGTTCTTCAATTTCTACACCATCACACAAAGGAGTCCTGAATTCGGCTAAACATTGATTAAACCCCATGCCAGCCTTTACAGCCATCTCAATGATTTCATCTTGTGTCATTGCGCCGCCTTGTCTACAAATCGGTTGTTCGCCTGCTCTGTTCGCCAAATGTCTGTCCGCATCCTAGCGGCCTCTAGGTTCCATTTGAGCGTTTCCTCTTTTTCTATCGCTT